GGCCACGGCAGCCTTCTGGGCATGGCTCTGGCTGATCATTATGCTTTGCGTTCTCGAAAGTGCGCGCTCGCTGTCCCTGTGGGCGCTTATCACCGACATCTCTGCGACGGATGCGACCCGCGATCGGCAGCGCACGGACGAGCTTGCAGAGCTACGCCACCAGAACGAACTGGCGGCGCTGGCCGCGCAGCGCGTCACAGCAGCCCCGCCCGTAGCGGTTGAGCCTCCCCCGGCAGCAATCCCACCCCCGGAGCCAGAACCCGCACCAGCGGCCACGCCAGAGCCGGAAGCGGAACCGCTCGTGCTTGTCGAGCCTGCCCCCGAGATGACGAACCAGGAACACCGCTCCCGTCTCGGCGGGCTCGCAGCCCAGCACAATCGTCGCGCTGACAAAGTCGAGCGCCTGTTGGTCATTGGCCCCGTCTCCACAATTGACGCAGCCGCAACCATGAAAGTTGCCGCAGAATGAAAATCAAGAAGGTCGTCGGGATCGATCTCGGATCGAGCAACAGCAGCGTTTCGCACTGGACCCCACGCGGGCCGGAAGTCATCCACGTCGATGGCAAGCCTCTGATGCCATCCGTTGTGACCATCGTGCCGGCTGATTCAGTCGGGCCAGATGAGTCACAAATCTTCGTTGGCATCGACGGCATCGAGGCGGGCAGGCGTTTCCCTGATTACTGCTTCAGGCTGGCGAAGCGAAAGCTTGGCGAGATGTGGCATCCACAGGAGGACCAAGGCTACCAAGGGGTTGAGGCCCCTGACGGCAGCTTGCATTTTCAAGGACCGGATAGTCACACCTACTCGCCCGTCGAAATCTGTTCGATGATACTCGGCAAGCTGCTCGACGCCGCGACCGAAAAACTGAAGGGCGAGCGTCCTGATGGCGCCGTGATCTGCGTTCCGGCGACCTTCTCCCCGTCACAGCGCAAGGCCGTGGAAGAAGCCGGGCAGATGGCTGGCCTCGCCTACATCGAACTTATGGACGAACCCACGGCGGCTGCTGTGGCCTGCGGCTACACGGCAAAGCGCGTGAGCCGGATCGCTGTCGTTGATATTGGCGGCGGCACCAGCGATGTGGCCCTGATCCAGACGGGCAATGGCCTCGTCACGGTCCTCGGCACGGGCGGTTCATCGATCACAGGCGGGAGCGATGTGGACGCCATTCTCGGGCGGTACATTGTCAATGAATGGTCGCGCAAGCACGAGACAGACCTCGCCGTCGATGACAGCGCAATGTCCCTCGTTTTGCAGGAAGCCGAGCAGGCGAAGATCAGGCTGAGCCGCAAGCTCAAGACGGATATGCGTATCAAGGATTTCGACAGGACGCCTGGCGGTGTGGTCCTGCACATGGACGAGACGATCGATCGTCCCCTTCTCGAGCATCTCTCGCAAGACTTGTTGAAGCGGATGCGCGCTGCGTGCGAAGTCGCGATTGCAGAGGCAAAAACCAAAGACCCCAACTTCCGCATTCAGGATCTGAATGCCGTGGTCCCGGTAGGCGGGGGCTCAAGGATGCCTGCCGTCCTCGCTATGGTGCGGGACGTATTCGGACAGGAGCCCAAATCAGAAATTGACCCCGAGACGGCTGTCGTGCTTGGGGCGGCTATCCGTGCCGCCGTGCTGATGGGCCTCAAGAGCGACCTGACCATCTCGGACATCACGTCGTGGTCGATCTGCGTGGAAGTGTATGACCTCGTGGAAGGCGTGGCGTCTGTCGTCATTCCCCGCGGCACGCCATACCCCAGCGAACGCGTCCTCCCGTTCATCCTCACGAACCGCGAGCCGGGCCAGAGCGTGATGCCGATCCGCATTGTTGCTGGCGACCATGACCGCGCTGCGTCCTGCGAGCTGCTGCATTCGATCGACGTGCCGCTTGAGCCTGGCGACCCGCGCAGCGCTCGCGTGCCGTTCACGGTCGGCCTGAATGCCAAGGGCGAGCCATACGGAACGTGCGGCGGCGTTGAATGGGGGACTGCGTGAGCGATCAGCTAACTATCAACGCCCACGGGCTGCGTCTCATCACGCAGTTCGAGGGAGCGCCGCGCCTCAAGGCTCGCCTCTGCGAAGGTGGTCGCTGGGAGCTATCCTACGGCGTGACGTTCTATCCAGATGGCGCGCCCGTTCAGGAAGGCGACACCTGCACGCACGAAGAAGCAATGGCAATATTCCGTCACGCGCTTTCTGTGTTCGAAGATGCCGTTCGCCGGAACGTCAAAGTGCCGATGAACAGCAACCAGTTCAGCGCATACACGATTTTCTGCTACAATGTGGGCGAGGCTCAGTTCGCATCCTCGACCGTGCTGAAGCGCATCAATGAGCGCCGGTATGACGATGCCGCCGAGGCTATGGGCGCCTGGATTTACGCGACCTTGGGCCAGCACAAGCAGGCGCTGCGGGGCCTCGCAAGAAGACAGTACGCCACCGGGTGTCTGGCTATGGGCTATGACTGGGAGGTAGCCTGCTCTGACGATGCAATCGCGCTTGTCCGCGAGCGGCCACCGAACGACATCGGCACAGATCGCGTTTTATTCAAGACGAAATTTACCGACGTACTTTCTGTGGCGCAGCGCTACCCGCTCCCGCCTCTGGACGAGCCCGAGCTTGTCCTCTCCACCCCCATCAAAGCTGAGCCCCCGACCTCTGTGATTGAGGCGGCAGGCAAGGCGGGCCAGCCGGTGCCGCTGCCCGGCCCAGCACCGGCTGCGCCTGCCTCCAAGACTTCCGCGAGTGGTTCCTCGGAAGCGGTGTCGGTCAAGCCAACGGTCCCAGCTCCCCAGCCAGTACCTTCGGCTCGACCGGCTCCTGCTTCTGTGCCGGCGGTAATTCCCGCTCCGGTCGGAACGAAGACGAAAAGCCCGAACACTGTGGCTCCCGCTGACGTTCCTTACCGAATTGACCCGCAAGCTGGCCTCAAGCCGCTTGAGGAGACGGATCGCGCGAAAGGGTACTGGTATCAGCAGGCGGGCATCGGCGTGATCCGCCTAGGCTCGCTCGGTATGTTCGGCACCACTTTGCAGGGCGGGGCGCAAGCACTCCAAGGCGATCCGGTTCTGAGCAATCTTGTCCTCACGGCTGTCGTGCTCGGCGGCGTCACAATGACGGGCTACGTGGTCAAGGTCTACGGCGACTGGAAGCGCAAGCGTGGCGAGAAATCCGCCACCCAAGGAATGTATTGATGCAAGTCCTGCTGTTCGGCGTCTTTGATTTTATCGCCAAGAACCGTTGGCTTCAACTCGTCCTGATCGCGCTCGCGGTCGTGGCGACGGCAGGGTTCTATCTGGCCTGGCGTGACGGCAGCGTCCGCAAGCGCGTCAAGCTGGAACAGGAAGTCGAAACGCAGAAAGAGCGTGAGCGCGTAATCGCAACAGCACAAGAGGAAGTGGACAATGTTCAAGACGCAAAGGACGCGGCCCTTGCTGCTCCTGACAGCCTGCCTGAGTTTTCCAGCGCTGAGCAACTGCGCGAGCAAGCCCCAGCCATCGCCAAAGTCATTCTCCGTGATCGTTCGGGAGACCAGCGCGGAAGTTAAGGACGCGGCCTGCATCGCGCTCAAGCCCGACATGCTCACAGACGAGGAAGAGGCGAACGTTGGCCTGCTCAACTACGCCGCCAGAGAAGCCGCTTCGTGGCGTGCTTTCGGCTGTCAGATTTAAGTTCTACCCCCGGTGGCGCCTAGCCACTTTTTCCCAAAGGAGACTAACGTGGCTTTTCTGACCTCTGAACAAAAGAACGCTCTCGGGCCGTTCCTTCACATCGGCATCTTCCTGGTCGCCGTCTGCTTCGGCATCTCGGTCAATACTGTGTTCGGCGGGCCGACCGTTCCGGGCATCTCGGACTTCGCGGCGATCGTGCTCGGCGTCGTCTCGGCGCTGGTCATCCACAAAGAACTGACGAAGTAGCCATGCGTCTCAGCCCTGCCTCGCTCGCGGTCCTATCCGTGTTCGTGGCAGGGCTCGTGGCGTCTGGTATCTGGCTCACCGGTATGGCTCAGGACTGCCATACGCGGTGGCATAGGTCGGGCTTCGCTTACGAGTGGCGGGACTGGACCTGTTACGTACAGGCGGGCAGCAGGTGGCTACCAGAACGCTCCGTCCGCATCCACGTCAGGGAGCCGGGTTAGGCGGCTCAGGCAGCGGCATCCAGTGCGTTGGCTCGCACGAGCCCCAGCTTATCGGCCCCTCGTCCTCAGAGCAGAACCAGATACCGTCAAAGTGATCGTTGCCGCGCCAAAGACCTATCACGACATTACCGCCGCCGGTTCTTTCGGGGACAAAAAGCAGGAGCCGGATTTGGTTCTCGAAGCTTGGTGACTTCGGCGCCGTCTCAATCGGTTGCCAGTTACTCATCGCCCTTCTCCCTAAGCTCAATCATTTCTCTGATCGTGCCAATCCCGACAAACGTTAGCCCGCCTCCCATGATCACGCTAATCACGCCAAGGTAGCGCCAGCTAGGCTCCGCACTAAAGAGCCAGAACACGCCCAGCGCCAGAATGGCAAAGCTGACGACGGCGATGAGCACTACCGCGCTATTCGCGAACCAAGCGGGTCCGCGCATGATGGCGACGAAAACCAGACCCGCAGCGAGCATCGTAATTGCACCGATCATCTAGTCTCTCCGTTCAGCGTGGGGGAGGCGCGGGGCGTTCAAACTCTGACCTGCCGTTCGCCGCCTGTTCACGCCCGAAATGTCTGAATTGACCCTGTTGACGTTACGTAATCCCCTGCCTTCTAAGCGGGTGGTTGCAGGTTCAAGTCCTGCCGGGATCGCCACTTTACAAGGACTTAGCTCGCCCATCGCGGGAAATTCAAACACGGTTCAAACTCCCCCGGCAGGTGGTTTCCGACTCTTGGCCCGTCCAAGCTCCTGCGCCAGCAGTTCGCGACCCGCGCCACGGGCCTCCTGAGCCTTCCTGGCGCGTGCGACGGTGACGGGCGTATAGACGGCATCCAGCGACTTGTTCTTGTCCAGCGCGTTCGCCATGACCGCCGCGCGGTCCTGCGCACTGGCCCCGCCCAGATCGGCCTCAAGATTGGCTGACCGGCGAATGTCCATGAACTGCCTGATCTCGCCCTTGCCGAACGCTACCCGGCGCAGATCCCTGAAATTGTCGGCCATGTGAAAGCGGTCCATCGGATCGCCTGCCGAGTTGTGGAACAGGTTCGCGGAGGGCAGCGGTGTCCGTCCGCCGCGCGTAGCGTAGGCGCTCAGGGCGTCGGCCAGAGTGTTGCTGATAGGCGGCTTGGCTGCGGCGCCGGTCTTGGTCCGCTCACGCTCCACATACCAACCAGACCGATCGCGCTTGAGCATGGCAAGTGTCAGGGTGCGGCAGTCAGCCGGCGAAAGGGCGGTTTCCCATCCCAGCCAGACCAGCAGCCCCATCGCCTGCCATTTGTCGTCCTTCGTGAAGCGGTGCAGCAGGTGGGCGGCACGCAGCAAGCGCGCGACCTCTGACGCCAGCCAGAACTGACCACGGCCTTTCGGCATCGGGTTAGTCACAGCCCCGATAGGCGCGCGGGCAATCAGATGCTTCTTCGCCAGCATGTTCAGAAGCGCCCGCCATATCTTCAGGGTGCGGTGCGCGTCGGATGCCGAGATGTCCCGCTGAAGCCTGCGGTGAAAGGCTTCCGAATCCGCGACCGTGATTTTGTTGATTGGCCGCTTCCCGAAGTTCGGGTCTATGTGGTCATCCCATGCGCGTTCGTATTCCTCGCGCGTGCGTGCGGCCTTTTCCTTCCAGTCCGGTGTTCCCCTCCAAAGCGTGTAGGCAGCGCCGAGTGATCCTGGCGGGTAGCCGTTCAGCCGTCGCTTGCTGTTCGGATCACGGGCGGCAAGGTACGCCTCATAGCTGGCCCGCGCTCGTCTCCATGCTTCCGGCCCATCCTCGCCCAGAGGCTCGCTCGCCAGAAGGCCGGTATCCTTCCCCCGCTCTTTCCCGATCTCGAAATAGCCGCGCCCATTCCTGACAACGTAATAGGGCAGCTTGATCCGCGTCATTGCTTGAAGGCCCCATCCAGCTCGCGCTGGAGGTTACGCCCTTCGTCGGATTCTGTCGCCCCTGTACCCGGATGGCGCAGGGTGTAGCGCTCGCCCCCTTCAAATTCCACAACAGGAACAACGCCCGTGGCCTTGGTATAGGCTTCGATGGCGCGTCGCAGTTGTGCAGCGAAGGAGCGCGGGTTCATCGTGGAACGACCTTCCCGCTGATCGTCCGCTTCATCGTTGCGCTCTTCCTGAAACCCGCGCTCTGCCATTTGCTCGGAGCTTCTGAGCGCCTCGTCTCGACTAGCTGCGGCTCGTCCTTGCGGCTGAAGTCCGGCGTGAAGCGTTTCACGGAAGCAGCGCCTGACGTGTCGGGGCCTGCGTCACGCTTGTTGCAGGCGAAGCGGTCTATGAAGACGTTCCCGACGACATGACCGCCCTTCGATCCGCGCGCCAATCTGTGCGCGATAACCGGGAAACCTGGGGGCGTGTCTTTCGGCGTCCAGACCGCTGCGAAGTCTAGCGGCTCACCGCATTTGCAGCCACACAAATTGCGCTGCAAAAGCAGCAATCCCTCAACCGACACGGGCTCCGCAGGCAAGCCGCGCGCCTTTGTCTCCGCGCGCTGGCGTCGCTCTGCGGTGCGCAGACGCGCCAGAGCTTCGGGCGGTACGGCGAGGGTTATGACGCAGCCGTCAGCCATCACGTCAGCCTCATCTCAGCGCGCTTCGTCGCCTCGGCTGAGCGGTTCTCCCAGCCCTTCATCTCGATGTAGTTGAGCTGCACGCGCGCCCGGTTTGCCGCCGTCTTGGCGTTCACCATCTTCTTCAGATAATCGCGCCACTCGGCAGACGCCTTGACGATCCGCTCGCGGTGCGAATCCGGAAGGTCGGGGTCCAGGTCGTTCTTCTTCTTCTCCAGAAAAGCGGTCTTGTTCTCTTCCAGCATCCGGGCCGCGGCGTCGCAATCGACCCACTCCAGCGCGGCTTCGCGGTAGATGTCGGAGAAGGGGCGGTTGTCGCCTTCGTACACGGTCATGCTGCCTCCGCTCGCGGCTGAAGCTGAGACACCTTGCGATCGACATCAGCGAGGAACGCCAGCACTTCCCGTTCCAGTTCGGAGATGATCGCCTCGTCGCGGTGGACCCGCTGCACGAACAGTTGCAGGTGCGGCGGGAAGGTCGGGTTGAACGAGACGTAATCGCAGAACTTGCGTTCGGTGACTGCAAGTTGCCACATAATTTGCGTGACGTACTTGGCCGGCACCTTGTTGGTGAGCAGCGTTTCGAGATGCCCGGCCTGTTGGGGACATTTTATCTCAAGCAGCCCGTCATCGCCTACGAATCCATCAGGAGATGCGCCACTCATCGGCACGCGCGGATGCTCCACGAACTCTGCCAGCACGACATCGACATTGCGCATGAACTCGTAGGCGGCTCGCGCCTGCGGTTCGGTGTCGATTCCGTGCTGCATGGCGGCGTTCGTGTAGCCCTCGACCACAACGCCCGTCAGGCGCTCGCAGATGATCTGCGCCTCATAGTTGGCGCGCGAGGCTGACACACCCGTCTTGGTCTTGGCGATTACGTCAGCGACACGCGAAGCTGTGACGCGGCCTAGCCTGGCCTGTTTCCACTCGATGCTACCTTGCTCAATCATTTGACACCCATAGCTTCGGCCTTGGCCTTCAGCGCCGCCATAGCCTGCTTGAACTTCTCGACCGTCAGGGCGCCCAGCGTCGGCTCCTTCAGGTAGGCGGCGAACTTGCTTTCCTCTGTGCCGGTCTTCTTCATCTCGGCGCGAAGCTCATCCAGTTGCTCGTCGCTGATGAACTCGACCTCGACGTGCTGAGGCATTGCGCCGTTGCCGTCATCGTCTGTGGTGGCGATGTCGAAGATGGCTTCCTTGAGCGCCCGGCGTCCGTAGGTCATGGTGGACTTCCACGCGTGGATGGCGGGCTTGTTGGCGTTGCCCTTTGCGCCAGCGCCATCCAGCGGCACGTCTGCGCGGTACTCGCGCTTGTGGCCGTTGGCGTGAGAGACGGTGCAGCCGATGCCGAGATGGTCGGGCTTCTCGCTGTTGAACGGCCAGTATTCGGTAGAGAACCCGTGCGCAGCGATGACCGGATCGCAGACCGCCGCAATGTCAGCGAGGTCGGCATAGTTCTTCTTCGTGTGCGAGTTCGCAGTTGATCGCCCCACGACAGGCAGGTTGGCCTTAACCTGGCGCATGGCTTCGTTGTAGGCTGCGGCCTCGTCGCGCTCGCGGATCATGTCGAGGCGTGAAAGCAGGGCCTCGGCGCGGTCCATTGGGAGGTCTGCCCGGTTGAGCAGTTCCATCACAACGCGGACTTCGGCGGTGTAGGCAGGCGTCGAGTTGGCAACCTCGTTGCGGTTGTCGTGTTTTGCTAGTGCAGTCATGATTTCAATTCCTTCTGATTAGCTTGCTCCAGCCGCCTAGCGACTGCCTCGATTTCCGCAGCCGCCGCTTCCATCGCCAGCTCTGTGCGACGAAGGCGGGCAAAAGCTTCATCGAGAGGGCAGACGGGACGGCGGGGGCGGAGGGGGATTATCTGCGCGCTCATATCAAACCCACCATTGCGGAACCGACGTAAACGCAAGAGCCGAGCGCAAGGGCCGTGGTGATCAGCCATAGGGCAATCACGAAGGCCCCAAAAACAAACTTCCAGACGTGATGCGCTATTGCTCGCACAGCGGCCTCCTGAGTTTTGCGCATGTGCTGCGCACCACGTTGATGGGCTGGCGCGGCTTCATCCACGCTGCGAGATCGAAGGCCGACACCTCGGCAGAGCGCGCGAGATGCTCTGTCAGCGCGAAGGTCGGGGCGAACAGCGCGCGGATTTCTTCTGCGAGGGTCATGTGATTTCTTCCTTGATCTCGCTGAGAAGGGACATCGCAGCGTTCGGGACGGGCTCTCCGTAGCTGCCGTCGCTCACGTCGGAGTAGGGCTCGATGAACTCGGCGCAGGCGACGAGCAAGGCTTTCAGCTTTGCGATCTGAAGGCGCTGCTGGCCGACCTTCATAGCCGCATCGTCAAGCAGGCTGTGGAGATGGGTGACGCGCTCTTCCATGACTTGAACGTTGCTCATTGCTCGTACTCCGATGTTGCGCCGGTCAAGAAAAACTGATGCTCCAGGTCGTGAAGCTCGGCCCTGAGCTGGTGGATGTCGTCGCTGCTCATGTTCGGATCGCCTTGGGCTTCGTGCAGAGCCTCGCGAGCCTCTTGGATCTCAAGATCGAGCGCGCGGGCGAGGTTCCAGTTGGGGCGGAAGAGGCTCATGCTGCCCCCCGCGATTCCAGAACCTGCTGAAACGTGTCGTTCAGAGCGGCGACGACCATGTAAGCGTCGTGACGGCTTTCGAACTGTCCGATCACCCGCTTGTCGCCAGTCTTTCGGACGATCTGATAGGACGTACCCAGACCGATCGGGGTGATGACCTCAAACGGGCCAAGCGCGGCCACGTCTTTCGCGTGTAGCTGCATGTACGCGGGGATCATGCTGCACCCATGAGACGCTCATCGCGTGCGAGGTCCGCGCGGTAGTCGCCTTCATCTTCGGCAGCGAAACGCGGGTCAGCGGCGTAGAGCGCGTCGGAAGCCTGATTGTACAGGAACACCCACTGGCGGCGCTTGGCCCCCGGCACTTCGCTGATGCCGTAGAACTCAATGCGGCAAGCGGAGGCGAACACGTCCCAGCCGTGTTCGCAGAGGTTCAGGTTGTCCGCGACCAGATCGAGCGTCATCTCGAACATCTCGATGACGGTAGCGCGGGGCAGCTCAAGCGCGGCCAGCGCCTCGGACTGGCGGCGCGTGAAGTTCAGCGCCATTTGGTTGAGTTCGTCTGGGGTGTAGGTCATCTGGTGGCTCCCAACTGCCCGAGGGCTGATGAGAGGAAGGTATGCGAAGTTTCGCAGACGGTCAATGCGAAAAAACGCATGCGTGCGAAATTTCTTTCACGGGGGTTCGGGGAGGGGCTTGCCGCTAGGCCCAGACTTCCATGCCGGCAGCCCGCGCTTCTTCATCCGTCAGGACGCCCCAATCGGTCGTGTCGCGGTTGCCTTTGCCGAGATTGCAGTCCTCGCAAAGCACCTGGAGGTTGTTCGGATCGAGCGCCAAGGCCGGAAATCGCGACTTCGGCTTGATGTGATCGACATGCAGCTTCACGCCATCGACCCGGTGCGATCGACCGCACAGAACGCAGCAACCATTGGACTTTTGAAGCGCACGGAAGCGCAACCCCTGCCATTCGCGGGTCTGGTAGAAGTCCCGTTCGGGAACGGGCTTACCTTCGGCACGAAGCACGGCTCGCTCAATATCCGCGACGGTATTCATGTGAAGCCCGCTGGGACCAGCGCGCTCCTTCAGGGCGAGCCGACACCACGCCAAAGCGGAATTGTGCGAATGCGGACGGCCATCCAGATCGGCGACGATCTGAGCTAACGGCCTGTTATGATATTCGATTTCTCGCTCGCGACAAAGGAACATCGCAAACCGCTTCAGGTCCGATTTGCCCGGAGCGCGCTTTTTGGTTGATGCAAATGGCCGGCGCCGCTTCTTGTGTCTCGCCATATCCTACACCGCGTAACTGATCGGTGCGTTCGGCCTTGCGGACCGCAATGGGCTGCGATAAATCACGCGTCATTGCGAAAGCATTGGATGCCGAACACATCCAGTTTCAGGCCGGTTGCCCGTCAAGCGCCGGCCTGAACTCATTTTACGCGAAATTTCGCAGACCTCGCAACTCTTATTTAGGGAGCTTGCTGAGCTTCGCCTCGACCTTGGCGATCTCGACCAGCCGGCGCCGGGCTGCGTCATCCAGTCGGGGCATGAGCTGGATTAGCTCAGCGGTTGCCGCATCGATCCTGGCGACATCAACACCGCGATCAAGCCAATCGGCGCTTGTTTCTAAAGCCTCTGCCAGCTTGCGCATGTTATCCGCACGCGGCGACATGTCGGGGTTGAGAAGCAGATCAGTGATGAAGCGCGGATTGAGTTTCGCCTTCATTGACGCGGCGCGTTCAGAAAGCCCTAAAGCCTCAAGGCGTTCTCGAATCCGATCCGCGCGCGTCGTCATGGCGGCAGTGTCGCGCGACGTGCGTATTTACGCATGTGCGAAATTCCCTCTTGCGTCTGTCTGCGAAGTTTCGCATACTCTTCGGCATGAAGCTGAAACGCGCCCCCACCGATATATACGAAATTGGTCCGCTTATCGAACGAGTGAAGCGGTACGCCAAAGATCGCGGCATTGCCGCGTCTACAGCGTCATTCCACGTCTTCGGTGACGGCACGCGCCTGTCCCTGCTGGAAGACGGCAAGACCGTCACGGTCAAGACCGCCAAGGCCGCTTGGGAAAGGCTCAATGAACTGGAAGCTCAGGCGGAGTCCGCTGCATGAGCGCGGGGCAGGGGGAAGCTAACCACGTTGGTGTCCAGCGGACGCGCCATGGCGTCATCGTAAGCGGCGTCAAATCGCTGGCGCGTGATCAGCGCATGGCAGAGCCGCAGGGTGACCGTTACGCGCATCCCCGCGCTGACCCCTTTGAGCGTCACACGGTCCCCGTCAATCGATACTTCGGCAGGCCCGTCCAGCAAAACGTTCATGCGTTCCCCCAAAAACCCGCCTCTATGTGCGGTATCGAACAAAGGACTAGCCGAAAGTCAGGGTCAAGCCAAAATCTTCGAATATCGTGGGATGTTTTTGCGCGTCCCTCGCAAAATCGGCACGCATCAACCCGCGTGACCCCCACAACTCGGGCCTCGGCCCACCCCCCGCAGCTCACCCCCGACCCCCACGCCCAAGCCTGCTGCTCGGGGCTCCTTCATTCAGTTTCGCGCTCACACCCCCCGAGCGCGAACAGCAGCCGGGCGTCCCAATCCCTCCCGGACCCCAGCGCCCGGCTGCTGACCCTTCTCCGAACGTGACCTGAAAACAAAGAACGGCCCCCGCGCAAACGAGGGCCGCTCCCATAAGCCGACTCTGGAAAGTGATATTTTCCGATGCCGACCGAGTTCAACAATACACGTAAATGCGACCGTTTCGCGATGCCGGATGCTTCCGGGCGCGCGGATATGCAATTCGTGGGCGGGGCGGATGTTCCGGCGAAGTTGCGCGTGCTGTCCCTTTTCGCGGGCATAGGCGGCTTCGATCTTGGCCTAGAGCGGACGGGCGGATTTCAGACCGTAGCCTTCTGTGAAATCAACGAATTTTGCCAGCGCGTTCTGGCCAAACATTGGCCGAAGGTTCCCTGCTATGACGACATCCGCCGCCTCGACGCTGACACTCTGGCCCGAGACGGAATTGGCATCGACGTCATTTGTGGCGGGTTCCCCTGCCAAGACGTCAGCACCGCGAACCACAGCGGCAAGGGACTGGACGGAGAGAAGTCCGGCCTCTGGCGTGAGTATGCCAGGCTTATTGGCGAGCTACGACCCAGCTTCGTCATCGTGGAGAACGTCGCAGCGCTGCTTGGTCGAGGGATGGGCCAAGTTCTCGGAGACCTATCCGCCATCGGGTATGACGCGGAGTGGGAAGTTGTATCAGCTTCCGACGTTGGAGCGCCCCACGATCGGCAAAGAGTGTGGCTGGTTGCGTACCCCGCAACACAGCGACGGGAGAGGGTACTACGTAATTGGACCTGGCGCAGCGCAGAGGCGCGTGACGAGTGGCCGGCAGCTCCACTGGATTCACACCGTAGCGCTCTTGCTTGGCTGGAACCAACGCTTGCGCGCATCTCCCCGGTTCTCCGAGATGATGATGGGCTTCCCGGCCGGCTGGCTCAACAGCAACTCGGAGCCCTCGGAAACGCCGTAGTCCCTCAAATTCCAGAGTTGATCGGTCGCGCCATCCTCCAAGCGAGGGCTGCGGCATGACCTCCGAAATCACCCGCAGAGCCGAAGAGCTTCGAGACATAGCCCGAGCCTGCAAGACGCTGAACGACTTCGCAAAGGCGACCGGCTTCAGCATGGAAATCGCGCGCCATGCTTCGCAAGTCCTCGCCCTCAACCTCCCCGACGCTCGCCTGAAAGCAGGCCCGGCGACAGAGGCGAAGGCAAATCCGAAACAACCGAAAAAACAGGGGGGCAAATGACCGACACAGAAACCTTCTACATTTCGCACGATCCGCTCACAGGCCAGCCGATCGATCCGGCGCCGCCCGTCGTGCTGATTGCCTCACCCCCGGCCCGCGCCCGCAAGATCATCGCGGAAGTTGCAGCGGCCTATGAACTGACGCCGGAAGACCTCACCGGCCCGCGCCGGTTCAAGTACCTGATGGAACCCCGCTGGCTCGCCATGCGGCGCATCCGTGAGGAGCTGGGCTACTCGTTCCCCCACATCGGACGCCTGTTCAACCGCGATCATTCGACGGTCGTCTGGGCCATTCGTGGCGGGCGCCCATACGACCCAGCCTCACAACTCCGCAAAGCAAACGAAGGTCAGGAGCGCGCAGCGTGACCACATCCCCAGCAACCCTGACCCTTGAAGCTGCCCTTGCTGAGTACAGGAGGCTCTACGGACGCCCCAGAGCGATGGCCTGGCTCCGTCACGCCCTCCTGCGCGACATCGAAGCCCAGCGCCTCATGGACGCCTCCAGCGAGCAGGTGAACGGCGACACCCACTGGACCAGGCTGGGCGCTGAAGCTCGCCGGCAGGCCGAAGAAGTCCTCGCGATCGACGCCGCAGCACGGAAGGCGGCAGAATGAAGAAGCGCTGGCGCAAGTTCAACTTCGTGGAATGGCGCTCTGACGCTGATCTGCGCCGTTGCTCCCGTGAGGCCCGGTCAATGTGGCTGGACCTCGTCGGGCTGATCTATGACGCCGAGGATGGCGGCAGGCTGTCGATCAAGGGCAGGGCGCCCACGGACAGGGAACTGGCCGAAATCCTTGGCGACGATCCGCGCACCGTTCGCCGTCTCATGGGCGAGCTTCAAGCCGCTGGCGTCTTCGATATCGAGGCAAACTTCGTCGTATCTAGGCGCATAAGTCGGGAAGAACATCAGGCGAAGATTGCACAGGAATACGGCCAGAGAGGCGGCAATCCTTCTTTGAAAAACAAGGCGAAAGCCGAAAAGAGGGTTAACCCTAGGCTTAAACTAGATACCAGAAACCAGAAACCAGAGATAGATTCAGAACCTAAAGGTTCTGACGCCGAGGCGTCCGAAGTCTCCACCACGAAGGCGCAAATCTGGGCTGTTGCCCGGCCTATGTTCGCCAAGGCTGGTGTCACGCCCAAAGCGGCAGGTTTCGTGATCGGGGCGCTGATCAAGCGCAAGGGCGAGATCGAGGCGCTGACGGTTATCACGGCGCTGCGGGCTGACCCGCCGATGGACCCCGAGCAATACCTCTGGGCGATCATCCACGGCAAACAGGCGCTTGCGACCGATACCGGCGCCGCACCCCAGCTTGAGCTGGTCCTGGTGGACGGCAAAGCCGTCATGCGTCCCGTCGATCGGAGGGCCGCGTGATGCTGACCGTCCCGTCAAGCTTCCTCGAAAACCACAAGTCGAAGGCGAGCGGCAATTACCGGACGACCTGTCCGTGCTGCTCCGCCAGCCGCAAGCACAACAAGCACGATCGCTGTCTGTCCATCACCGTCTCGGGCGGAAAAGCCGTCGCCTATTGTCATCATTGCACCGCCAAGGGGGCCACCCATGATCAACGAACGAGCCGCGAACTGGTTGGTGGAACGCAACCTCGACGTGGAAACCGCGACCCGTTTCGGGCTCTACACAACGTCACGTCCAGGTGGTGATCCGACCTCGGACGAGGGCGCGGACTGGCTGGCGGTCCCGTACAAGGTTGATGACGTGGTGGTGAACGTCAAGTTCCGCCGCCTGTCGGAAAAGGACCACCAGCAGACCAAGGGCGGCAAGCAGGTTCTGTGGAACCGCGACGTGATCCGCGACAAGACCCTGAGCGACTATCCGCTGGTCATCACGGAAGGCGAATGGGACGCGCTGGCGGCGATCGAGGCGGGCTACGTCCGCACCGTGTCCGTACCGGGCGGCGCTCCCTCTCAGGCCGGCACGGCTTCCCACGCCTACATCGATGAAGCTTGGAACGACATCCGCGAAGTCGATACGATCATCATCGCGACCGACAACGATGAGGCGGGCTGCAACCTGCGTGACGATCTGGTCGCGCGTTTCGGCAAGGCGAAGTGCAAGACCATCCGCTACCCGAAGGGCTGCAAGGATCTGGGCGATGCGCTGCGCCTGTACGGCATCAAGGGCGTCCAGGCTGCGCTGAACACGGCGCAATACATCCCTGAGCCGGGCGTGCGCGATCTGGACGACATGCCGGATTCGCCCCCGCTCGCGCCGCTCAAGCTGCAATCCTTCGGCTTCGGCTTCCACAACCACATCGGCCTGTGCCGCGGCCATCTCAGCGTTTGGACGGGCGAGGCCAACGGCGGGAAGTCCTCGGTCATGCGGCAGGTGATCTGGTCCGTGATCGAGGAAGCTGGCTGGCGTGTCGGCGGCGCGTTCTTCGAAGACAACATCAAGCGCACGTTCGTTCCGGCGATGGAGCGCATCTACACGGACGGACGCCCGGTCGATGGGGGCGTGACGCGAGCGCATGATTGGGTTCGCGAGAATATCCGGTTCATCACCCCGCCCGACGATGAAGATCCGACCGTCCCTTGGGTTCTGGAGATGGCGGAAATCTGCGTTCGCCGGCACGGCTGCAACTTCATCGTCATCGATCCGTGGACCGAACTGGACCTGCAACTCAACGGCGGGCTGACCGAGACGGAAGCGGCGCGCAAGTACCTCACGGCGCTGAAGCGGTTCGCCCGCGTGTTCAACGTCCACGTCGCGATGATCTGCCACCCGCGCAAATCGGGCGAGTACGGCGGCACGAAGAAGATGGCTGACGGCTACGACATCAGCGGGTCCGCTCACTTCAAGAACAAGTGCGACCTCGGCGTTACGATCCAGGCCGACGCCAAGGTGCAGAACCTCACGAACGTTCGCGTCTGGAAGTCCAAGTACAAGGAAGAGATGGGCCAGACCGGCGACTTTGCGCTGATGTTTGATCCCCGATCGCGGCGCTTCTCTCACTACGAAGTCGTGGAAGCTGAAGGCGAAGTGGTTGAACGCGTCGATCGCAGAAAGTGGCAACAACAATGACCCAGCAAGAGCGCATCAGTGCGGAGGATTTCCGCGAGACGGCCAACAGGCGCACGAACAAGTTCGGCGCAAAGAGAACCGAGGTAGACGGCATCCTGTTCGCCTCGAAAGCAGAGGCCGAACGGTACGGCACGCTCAAGCTTCTGGAACGCGCCCGTCAGGTTCGTGCTGTGTCGGTGCAGCCTGAGTTCGCGCTGAAGATCAACGGTCAGACGATCGGCCACTACAGCGGAGACTTTGCCTATTTCGAAGGCGGCAAGCTCTGCGTCGATGACGTGAAGGGCATGATCACGGAAGCGGCTTCGCTGCGGATGCGCGTGTTCATGGCGTGCTTTCCCGACATCGAGCTTCGCATCGTGGACGGGCAGGGCCGCGTCAAGAAATTCAAGCAGCGCCAGGTGAAGGAACGGAGGCTCGCAGCATGACCCATTGTTCCGGATGCGACGAGAGAGACGAGAAGATCAAGCAGCTAGAGCGCGAACTCTACGGGCGCGATTGGGAGGCTCCGAAAGAGCTGCGGTTGACCAAGCTGGAAGCGGCCATCGTTGCCACGCTGCTCGCTAACAACAGGCCGTGCTCGTCCAGCCTGCTGATCGACGCCACACGCGGACGCGGGACGCACACGGACAATCCGATGTCGAACCTGATCGACAGCAAAATCTGCCACATCCGCGCCAAGCTTCGCCCGTTCGGGCTGAAGGTCGCGACCATATGGGGCTGCGGCTGGAAGATCGAGGACGAGACACGCGCGCGATTGCTCAACTGGAACAAGCGGAGAGCAGCTTGATGTCGAAGGTCTACGTTGGAAAGCCGCGTCTGGTCGAGCCTTGGAGCCCGAAGGCGAAAGAGCCGAACACGCTCTGCCAGAAAACGAAATACGAGAACTGCCGCCCGTATCTCTGCTTCGCGCCGACGCTCGACGGCAAACAATACTGCGACAAGTGCTTCAAGGAAACGCTGACGGGCAAGGACCGCAAGCCGCCAGAGGCTGTCGCGATCGAACCACACCACTGGACCAACGATAAGCCGCGCAAGCGGGCGTAGCGTTTCACACAATCAGAGGGACCACAGATGAGCCTACTTAAAGAACTGCAAGAGCGCCGCACACACGTACTTGAAGAGCTGAACCGCGTTGAGGAGTTGCGTGCAGAGCTGGCCGACTTCGACCGCGCCATCGCCGCGATTGAGCCCGAAGCTGTCGCAGACGAATGGCACGATGATTTCCTTGCGCTCACAGACGAGCAGCCAGAGCTGTTCGATGAGCCGCAAGAGATCGAAGCTTCGAGTCAGTCGGAGTCGTGTGTTCCTTCACTGGGGGCCGAGACTGATCTGCAAACCTCTCCCGGCGAGGCCGAAGAAAGCCGGGACCAATTCGAGGAAGAGGCCGAACGAGCCGCAGCCATCGAACTGACAGCTGACGTGGAGCCGATGCTTGAGCCGCAGGAGCCGTACCCCGACGCTGAACCGCTCCCCGAGCCCGAATGGAACGAGCCCCAGACCGAGGGATACGCGCCTGTCGTGGATCATACCGAAGCGCACATCCAGGCCG